GTGTAAGCAGATTGCATCAAGCGCCCATCCCCATTTAAGCTCTGCAACAGGCTCCAGCACATGCCATGCCCTGCGCGCAAAGTGAGCAAGGGAACGTTTACACAGTTCCCGCTCTGCGTTCAATAGTTCATCGTGGCTTAGTTGCATCTTTAAGCGCCATGATCTCCGCTAGTGCTTCTGTAGACAGCGAACCAACGTCTAGGGTTGCCTTAGTCTCCAGAGGACCACCATTCGGGCCTGATAGCTCTGTTTCCACCTTATCGCGCCATGCTTCAGGGCGTCGGTTCTTCAGCCAAAAGATACAGGCGGTCGTATCGGGCGCATAGAACTTGCGAATAGGCGTCTGGACAATCTCGCCAGACACCACACGAATATCTACTTCCTCATGCTCGTAGCCATTAGCTCGGGCAAACAGGCTGCGCTCTACTCGGTCATCAGCTACAGCCTTGCTAATCTTTAAGGCCTCGCAAAAGTCGGGGTATTCGTTCTTCCATCGGTAAAGCGTTGCTACGTTCACCTCAAAGAAGTCAGCCAGCTCTATATCAGTCGCACCAAGCTTGCACAGCTTCACAGCCTGCTCAACAAACTCTTTCTTGTACTTGCTTGGTCGTCCTGTCATCGTTTACCCCTCTGCTCATCCTCAATCAACAGCTTTACCACTGCGATGTATCCGATACCAAACAAAGGCAATCCGATTGCGCAGAGTCCAAGGCCTAAACACCATTCGTAGAGTTTCATGATCTCACCATACCATGAATTGAGCGAACCACATCATAAACCGATAGGCCGCATATCCTGCGACACATCCAGCGCTGACGATGGCGATTGTGATGGCTGCGCTGATGACGTTGATTTCAGTGTTTGACATTCTTTCCTCCTGTTGGTTAGTTGATGGCGGCCGGTGCTGATCTCCGGCATTTCAAAGAACGTCCGCATTGTTAGCGGCCTGCGTATCAGCCTACGCATTCACCATCAAGTCTTTAGACTGGCCTAGGTGTTTTGCGCTTCCTTACGTATGCACATCAAATGCACCGTCTAAGTGTCTCGACTTACAAACCCAATCTAAAGGCATGATAGCCCTCGTCTTTCCGAGGCGTCAGGGTTTTGTTTTTCCTTACCCAAAGGATTGAAACTCACTAACTATTTGCCGCCGGCCAATATTTACTTGTTACTAAATTTATAGCTACGCTTTTGCATGGCTTTCTCCTAATTGTGGGCTGGTCGTTAGGCTTTGCCAGCTATGCCAAATGAAACAATCAACTTGCAAATTAATAATACCAATCTTTTTTGGTTGTCGCCATAGGTAGAAACCCTAATGGATTTTATGCAGCGTTTTAAAAAAATCCCGAAGCTGCTTGGGTCTTCCTATTGTGAAAAATAGTTGATGGTGCGCGAGTGATCTCAGCGCGGCTTCTTCAATTGTTTGTTTGGCAGAAGTGATTAAAAATCTAAGCCCGTTCCATCAATCAAACCGCCTGTTACTTTAGCTGCATCAAGGTTAATTAATGCCAAGCGGCTTGATTCATGCATCCATTCTCAAAATTGCGCTAATGTTTAAGGCTCGGCGCTTTTGATGCTTGCACTGCCAAAACAATCGGGCTGTCAGTGGTCGCACTTGAGAGAATTGTCTAGTCTAGGATTGAGACTATCGGAGGGAGATAATGAGCCGCCCTTTGTTCTATTTTAGCACTTCTGCTGCTTTTAAAGCGCCTGTTTCGCCGTCAAAGGTCAGTTGAATGTTTGGATGCCTATCTTTTGCAAAAAATGGGCTAACGGTTGAATAACCGTTGTTGGTGTATGCGTAGAACAGCTCCACAATATCAGGCTTAGGCTCTGGCTTGATTCGCCATTCGTAATTGATGTCAAACATTGGAAATGGATCGTCTTTCCACCCGAAATTACCCACCTGTGACTTGTATTGAATTTGCGCCCCATCAGCCCAAGCCTTGATTAGCTCTGCGTGTTTGTGTGGTGTTTTCATGTTTCTCTCCGGTTGCTTTGTTGATGGCTCAATTATCGGGCCTGCTTTTGCGTCTGTGTATAGGGGTTTACCCTAATCTCAGCAAAAAAAGTATGCCCATCATTGCTATGCCTCCAGCAAAACCCAATAGCCCACCAAATAGCCACCCCTCTAGTCGCTCATCTTCGTTCATACAGCCTCCCTTGTTACCTTCATGCACTTGTCTTGCACCCATTCCATCTTTACGGATTCGCAGGCTTGCTTTTGTCCGCGCTCAAATCCATACGTAAGCACAAGCATTGCCATCACAAATGCCAACAGAATAGAAATTAGCACCACCATAACTTCACCATTACTCATACAGCCCCCACGTTAAAAATTGAGTTCACCCCGTCGAAAATGTGCTTCTTAAAGCCGCTATTCACCTCAAAAACGTGATACGGGTTACCACGTATGGTTAGCGTTTCCTTCGGCTTGATTCGCTTGTTGCGGTAAAGCTGTGCGAGTGCTCCGTTTACCTGCTTTCGAGTCAGTCCCGTGCGCTTTTCCATCTCGCTACGGTCAACAATGCCGCGCTTTAGGCAATCAAAAATTACTTCGATGTTCATTCAAACACTGCCCCATTGATTTTCGTGAATTTCTTCTGAGTCAAAATCCTTGTAAGGTTTGAAGTCGCATGGTTGCATACGCTTTCAAATTGACCGCGAGACATTTCCTTCAATAGGTCACCATACGCTGCCACCACCTCTTTCAAAGTTATTAGTTCGTCAGCCTTCAGGGCTTGGACGCCCTTAGTCTCCCATCTGTGCATTACCTCTTTCAAGACTGTGACAGCATTGTTTATGAACTGCTGCCCATCAATGCGATGCAGCTTTACTGAGCTTTCAATCCTGTTTAAGCATTGAAAGATTGGGCTCCAACACTCCACCTTATCCCAATCGCCACGGCTTAGGCGGTCGATTGCCGTTAAAACTGGCTTCATCTGAACATCCCACTCCTTGTCCGATAACTTGCCTGCCTTTAGCTTTGCGTGCTCCAACGGAGTCAAGTGACTAAGCCATACCTTGCGATTGCACTTTTTACGCATCAGTCACCCGCCTTGTATAGCCAATACATCCCTGCACCCACCTTAAAGTCACTCATCATCTTGATCGTCACTTGTTGTCCGTCAAACGCCTGCACAGTGCATGGCATGGCGTCTCGGTTCTCAATTGCTTTTTGCAGTCGTGCCACTTGTGCGCGGAGGTCTACAAGCTCCTTGTTTAGCGCGTCAATGTCATAGGTTTTGCGCAAGTGCTTTAGGTATTGCCTCTGCGCGTCTTCTCTAAGTTCATCGCTTACCATGTGTATAACCCTCGTTTCGTTAATTCATCTACAGTTTTTAGGTGAGCGTTAACCCACATCTCCCGCTTCTCAAAATTGCTCATTGAGTAACCCTGATCAAGCAAGCTATGGCATCTACTGCAAAGACTCGCACATTTGTCGTCGCTTGCCTTGATAGACCTACCTTTGCCCTCTGTCGCCCAATTTTAATGCGCCCCGCAAACCGTACCGTCATCGCGTCCGCAGTTCTGGCATGGAATAGTGCGGTAAGCCTCCATTAGCTTTTTGCTGCGGACGTATTGGAATTTAGGTCTGGCTGTCATCAGCAACTACCATCACAACCATATCCAAGCTGACACATTTGATTGCAATACCCAGTGATATTACCTTTGCCTCCATCATGCTCATCGCAAAGCCATGCTTCTAATTGCTCATCGTAAATAGTTGCTACTTTTTCACAATCGCAAAATTCGCAAATATGTTGCTCCATGCTCACTCCTTAAAAACAATCCCATGCTCCGCGCCCCATGCGTGAAGCCAGTTACCGATAAAAATAGCGTCATACCTTGTTAGCTCGTCTGATTCGCATGTGCTGTTATTCAGCAAAACCAAGTACTTGTCGCGCTTCAGCAGAATCTGCCTAACTCTTTCTTTTGACAAGCCGCCGAACTTGCTTCCAATAAAATGAAGCGGTGCGCCTAACTGTCTGTACAAGTGCATTGCCTCGTACTTTTTGACATATTCCTCCGCTTGTGCCCTGCTGGTCATGTCTCATCCTTAAAAGTTACGCCTTGTTGCGCTCCAAACGCCACTGCCAGCTCGATCATCTCCGACATTTCCGCAATGGTCATCTTTGATGTGGACTGGCCTAGCACCACAAAACCGCCGTCAATGCCCTGAACCGCTCTCTGCTTTTTCAGGCTTGCCGATAGAACCCACTTCCATTCCTCGGCTGTCAGCTTCTGGCCGTACCAGTTCACCTGATTGGCTATCTCTGCCAGCGTTGCCCACATTTTTGCGTTTTGCTCATTGCTACGGGTTTCTTCTGTCAGCAATAGAACCAGCTTCTTACCAGCCTGCAATTGCTCTTTTGCTGCTTCCCACACTGCGATCATTGCCGTGTGCGCCTGCTGCCGGTTGTGCAGTGTCACTCGCATAGCGCCTGATTGCAAAGGCTATCCACCCGCGCCCAATGCTCGTCTGCTGTTGCGTTCATTGCTACGTCTTGAATAGCCCTCAAAGCCTCGCGCAGCGCTTCGATCTGCTGCTCACGCTCCACTGCCATGCGCTTGATGGTGTTTAGTGCGTCTTCGCTTACGTTGATTGTTTTCAATTTGCATCCTTTCGTGCGCGAGTGATTCGGCTATGTGCGACTTCAATCAAAAGTCGATATTCAAGGTGCGTTTGCTCGTCGTGCTTTGACTCGGAGGCAGATAAAAACTCATCAACGGAGCCCTTAAAGCATCCGCGAGTTACTTCTAGCTCGTTTTCTTTTGTGTTGTAGACGGTAATCGTCCCGTTTTCACTGCCTACTTTTGATGCCCAAAAAATTAAGCCATCGCCGTACACCCGCGCATTGCCGGACACCTGCGCATCGCCGTACACCTGCGCATTGCCGTACACCCACGCATTGCCGGACACCTGCGCATCGCCGTACACCTGCGCATTGCCGGACACCTGCGCATCGCCGGACACCCACGCATCGCCGTACACCTGCGCATTGCCGTACACCCGCGCATTGCCGTACACCCGCGCATTGCCGGACACCCACGCATTGCCGGACACCTGCGCATCGCCGGACACCCACGCATCGCCGGACGCATCAAGGCATTTTTCAGACTCGATATATCCACCTAATGAGCCGGGCGCTGCAATCCAAGAAATAGCTACCAATGCGCGAATCCGCCTTAAGGTGCGCCCCGGTGCAATAGTGATTACGTCACCGTCTACAAACTCATATTTAGCGTTCATTTCTCTCTCCGTGTTGTTGATAGCTGAATTGTCTAGCACTTTTTCACGCTTGCGAATTAGGGGAAACCCTATGTTTGCAGGATTTTTAGCGCACCCAGCGCCGCATCTACGCTATCCACCATTGCAACCGGCAGTCCGTGCGCTTCCTCCGTCTGCTTTGCGTTCATTCCCTTGCGCCCGTAGCCTGTTTTAGGGTTCTTGACCTCAACATACATAGTCCGGTCGCCAATCCACACTTGCAGG